ATGCAGGAGCTACACCAACGCCGCCGGACACAAGAACTGATCCCGTAGCAACGTCAGCCAGTTTGGATAGCGTTGTAGAAGCAGAAGCGTACAGAAGATCGCCAACCGTGTAGGACGTGATGTTTGTGCCGCCAGAGGCTACAGGAACCACGCCGCCAAGCGTTGCAAGCGTAACCGTCGTCCAAGATGGAGCGGCAGACGCGCCACCAGACGTTAAGAACTGACCGGACGTGCCGTATGTAGCGCCACCAATGCCTAACTGACCCGCAGGGCCAAAGCGGAAGGCTTCCGTTGGCGAGTTTGCGCCAGTGGCGGTTGTAAATACAGACGCATATGTACCCTGCGCCGTATCCGTAAAGTTTTCGGCCGCCGTAATATCAAACCGTCCCGTAGACGCGGTAGCAAATCCAGTTGCGCCATAACCACGACCCGTAAACTGAGCCAGTGTATCACCAGACTGCGACGCAGTAGGCGAAGCCGCCGTGCCACGGGCCATACGTGCAGTGAACACACCGTAAGCGCCAGTGCCGTAAGCATCTTGCGTAATACGGGTATTAGCAGCATTTGCGCCAACAATGTACAAGTCAGTACCCGCAGGGAGCGTAGCCGTTGGCGTGGTCGTCTGTGTATTGGAAACAACCGTCAACTGCGTCTGTGGTGTGGCGGTGTTAATACCCAAACGGTTGTTGGTGTTATCCCAGAAGAACTTAGCATTGTTCTGGCTGTAAACGCCAGATGCACCCGCAAATACGACGGAGCCAGTGGTAAAGGCCGTTGAAGTACCCGTGCCGCCATTGGCAACGCCCAAAGTTCCAGTAACACCTGTTGTTAAAGGAAGACCCGTAGCATTAGTTAGCACAAGCGCAGTTGGCGTTCCCAGTGCTGGAGTTACAAGTGTTGGCGACGTAGAAAGAACAACTGAACCAGAACCTGTGGAAGTTGTTACACCTGTGCCACCTGCCAAAACAGGCAATGTACCAGCCGTTAAAGCAGATGAAGATGTTGAATAAATAGCATTATTGGCTGCTGTAAATGTGGTTAAACCAGTTCCACCATATCCAGTTGCGATAGTTGTTCCGTTCCAAACACCCGCAGTAATTGCGCCGCTTGTGCCAATCGTCATGGCATCCGTTGCGCCGTTATTTACTACAAAGTGAATAGCATTATTTGTCGTTGTACCAATAGCAAGGTCAGCGGATGTCGCATCAAGATAAACAGTATTAGGTGCGTTAAATGCACCCGATCCTGCAAATGTTGAAGAATTCATCCCCAATTCGCCATAATACGTTGATGACGTACCAAGGTTGTTGGAAACAATAAAGTTTGTGGAGGCAGTGCTGCCGGAATTGGTGTTTTGAAGCACCATTTCGTTATAGGTGTTTACGCTATTGGTATAAGACGCAAAGATATTCGTATCGCTATAGCCAAGCGTACCGTAACTATAAGCACCTGCGTTCAGCGCACTGGCAAGCGAACCGTTGGCGGTCACATAGGTAAACGCACCCGTAGAAGGCGTTGTTGCGCCCACCGTGCCGTTAATGCCGCTGACCCAAGATGCAGTCGTGCCGTTGGATGTTAAGATTTGTGTATTCGTACCAATGCCCAAGCGGGTTGCACTGTTCGTGCCGTTCCCAATAATTAAGTCGCCCGTTGTGGTAATTGGCGAAAGCGCATTGAATGCAGCGGATGCAGTTGTCTGGCCCGTGCCGCCAAACGAAATACCAACGGTGCTAAGGCCAATGGTATTACCAGTCTTGGTGATAGGTGCAGATACGGTGATATTACCGGAAGAAGATGTCTGCACCCACACAAGAGATGTAGTGCCAACCGTAATCGTGCCAGTCGTATTCATAACCCATGAGGTTGAACCCCATGTTGTGCCACCGCTAACAAATGTAGAAGCGCCAGTTTCAATAAAATTAGGGCCAGTGCCGACCGTGTTAAAGTCAGTTGCACGGGTAAGAACCCAGTTGGTTGAACCAGAACCAAGTGTTGTGACGGTATAAATACCGTTCTGTGCGCCAGTGCTTTGGTCTTTAACAAGAATGCGGTCATTTAATGATGCAGTATAACCATCAACAGCAAAAGCGGCCTGTGCGCCACTATTGGTAAGCGTAGCGCCAACACCAGCAGTTCCGTTGTTATACGTGGCAGTCAGATTGGCCGTAGTAGCCGCCGCAGAAGCCGTATGGAATGTCGTATTGCTGACAGCAGAAACCTGACCATCAACATATTGTTTGGTGGACAACTGCAACGCGGAAACTGGGTCTTGCGTAACCGTAACCGTTGTTAAACCAGACAACGTAGCCACTGTAGCACCCAGTGATACAGATGTCGTTCCAAGCGTAATAGATGAATTGGTTAGACCAGCGTTAGGAATAGTAGCCGATGCCGTAACCGCGCCAGTGCCGTTACCAAATAGATAACCACTGAGAGTAGACGCACCCGTACCACCATTGGCGACAGGAAGAATGCCAGTAACGCCTGTTGTGAGCGGCAAGCCTGTAGCATTGGTTAAGATAGCCGCAGATGGTGTGCCAAGGGCTGGCGTAAGAAGTGTTGGCGAATTTGACAACACTACAGAACCAGTTCCCGTGGATGTTGTAACGCCCGTGCCACCTGCCGATACTGGCAATGTCCCTGATGCAAGAACGGAAGAAGATGTTGCGTATAAAGCGCCACCAGATGTAAATGATGTAAGACCGGTACCGCCGTTTGTCGTTCCAAGCGTACCCGTAACACCCGTCGTTAAAGGAAGACCTGTTACGTTTGTCATAACGCCTGATGACGGTGTACCAAGAGCCGGAGTGACTAAAGTTGGCGAATTTGACAACACTACGGAACCAGTTCCCGTGGATGTCGTTGTTCCCGTACCGCCAGATGCTACAGGCAATGTGCCAGTGGTAAAAACAGACGTGGACGTTGCATATAAAGCACCGCCAGAAGTAAACGACGTAAGGCCCGTACCACCATTGGCCGTTCCAAGCGTACCCGTCACATGAGTAGAAAGACCAATTTTACCCCAAGACGGAGCAACGCCGACCCCTCCAGAAATAAGAGCATTGCCAGTAGCCACGTCATTAAGACGGGCCAAGGTGGAAGATGACGAAGCATAAAGAAGGTCACCCGTCGTATACGATCCATAGCCCGTGCCGCCCTGCGTTTCAGATAATGGCGTGGTCAGGCCAGAAAGGGATGTAATATCGCTATTTGCACCTAAAGATGCCGCACTAAGGTTTGCCCTTGCAGTTGACGCTGTGGTTGCGCCTGTGCCGCCATACAGAATACCAATAGGATTTCCCTGCCAAGTGCCGGAACTAATTGTTCCAATAGACACCGTTCCAGTAGCTGTAAGATTGGTAAACGTACCTGCCGCAGCAGTAGTCCCGCCAATAACCGTTTGGTCTATTGTTCCGCCTGTAATCGCAACGGCGTTAGCGTTTTGGGTAGCCATCGTACCAAGGCCAACCACTTGGCTTGGCGTAATAGAAATGGTTACGCTATTGGCGGTTGTAATTTGTCCTTGAGCGTTAATTGCTATCCGAGGAACAGTTGATGCCGTACCGTAGGTCTGTGCTGATACCCCAGTATTAGCAATCGCAATCGTTCCGCTTGTGGTAATTGTTCCACCGGAAAGACCCGTTCCAGCCGTGATTGATGTAACACTACCAAATCCGTAATTAAGGGATTTAACATAAGCTGTTGTTGCCAACGAGGTGCTATTGTCACTTGACGCAGGTGTAGGTGCTGTTGGATTTCCTGTAAATGCAGGAGACGCTAAAGGTGCAGCGCCTAACAAAGTCATTGTTTGTGCAACAGTTAAATCTTGAGGCTGCGCTGGACTTGCTGAATTGTTACCCTTGATTGACCGGGCGGCCATATTGGCGAGGTAAGTATTGTCTATGCTGTTTGTATTTAAGCCAATCGTACCCGTTGTGGTAATAGTGCCGCCAGACAATGGCGATTGAGCCGTGATCGATGTTACAGTACCGCCATTGGCGTTGAGGTTTGCAACCTGCTGCGCTGTCGCGCTCGATGACACGCCATTTTGAACCACCATAAGCTGGGCGGAACCGCTTAACGAAGTTAGAACTGGGAGGTTGGTAACGGTAATGTTGCTCATGTTATCGGCCCAGTTAATGGTATCTGAGTGTAGCCATAAGGCAGTCCGACCAGAGCGGTGACAATGAGTGTCGTACCCTGAAGCAGATTACCTGATGGTATAGCACTATTTGTTTGATAAGTGAATTGCGTAGCTGTGGTTACAGTAACGCTGTACATTCCATCGGCGGCATTTTTAGACAGTCCCTCAACCGAAACCTGTGCGTTGGTGGCCAAGCCATGCGGCGATGAGCAATTAACCGTAACCGTGCTTGTTCCATTAGCCAAAACGGATGTCGGATTGACGTTTACGCGGTACGCGGTTGATAAAAATTGCGGTTGTACAGCGTTCTGATCCAAGCCTGTAGGCGCACCAATTGGTTGCGTTGTCGGCGTAAAACCGTCTTGGTTGATCAAACTGACCGTTGGATAGATTGGAATACCCGTTGTTGGGTCCGTAGGAGCGCCTGCAGATACCGCAATTGTCGTTGTTTCGGCCGCAGCATAGTCTTGAACGCGAGAATTTTGGATAGGCGTTGGATCTGAAGGCAAAACGATGGCGCGTAATTGATTTTGTGGTTTATCAAGGCACGGGCTACATACCAGAATACGTTTGTTAATTAAGCCAGCGCCTGCATAATCAAACTGCCACTGCAATTGACTGTGATTGTACAAAAATCCGCAACGATCGCAAATAGCAAACGCCTTTGGGTTTCTGATAGATACTGAGGCACGGCCGTGAGGTCTCACCTAAAGTACCCCTGTATTTGCGGGGATATGTACTGTTGGGCGGTTTCTACGTTTTGCTCGGCCGCAACCTGATAAGCCTCATCGGCCAATGGTTTGAGCATCATGGATTTTTCTGGGTTCCACATAACGGCAAGACGATGACCAAGGGCATAAGCATAGGCTTCCATCCAGAGATACGGTATATCAACCGTTTGGCCAGACGTATAATTACTATCTTGGAGTTGCCGCACACGGTAGTATTTAAAATATTGCGACGACGTTCCATCCGGAACAGGCCAGAGAGTCACTGAAGGACCCGGCGAACCCGCCGATCGAGACGAACTAATTAAACGATCAAACCAAAATACCGTTGGGAATCCTGTCTGTTGCTTATTGGGATATGATGCATATTCCGTACGAGAAACAGGCAAAATTATACGGTCTATCGGTTGTGCTGAGTTGTTTGTTGTTTCCACATAAGCGTCGAGAAGAACAACGGTACTAGGATCAACCGAATACGTACCTGCTGGAGTAGAAGACGATATAGTTCCCGCTACTGTTTGTGCGCCTGTTGTGGAGTTTGCATAAGAAACAGATCCATTTGACGATGCAGTGACCGTATAAGTGCCGTTATAGCCCGATGGCGTAACACCAGACACTGTAATTTGCGTACCTACTGTGTAAACAGGCGTATTTGGCGTGGCAAACGTCAGTGTGGCAACCGATCCAGTACCTGTAGCACTTAGTGTGGTAGGCGTTTGGTTAAAGTTAACCGTTTGAAGATCCACCGTCCATAGGTTTACGCCACGGTTAGACCAGTTAGCCAAAAGCATATTCGACGCCATACGGGCCGATTCCATATGCTCTTGTGCTATTGCCGTATTGCGTATCTCAGCAAGGTTAAACGCATAAAGCGTAAGTTCGCCAAGCGACGGATTATAGTTGTAAGTGCCGCTCGTAGCCATGTTGGCTCCTTAGAAGGTCGTAGCGGTAGCGTCAGCGATCAGATAACCACCTGCGAAGATTGAACCAACAAATGGGCCACCTGTATTAGACTTCATTTGAAATTGAATATCCGTGCCGCCGGGGTGGCCCACAGGAACCGTGTATGGAATGTTGAAAATTTGAACAAATGGCGACTGAGAAAGCAATGTCGTATTGCCGTTCACGTTATAGGTATAACCATTTTCTGTGATGCTATTAGCAATATTGAATTTATTATACTCAGCAAAAATCATATAGTTGCTAGATGTAAATCCAATGCTTGCGTTGCCTTGCACATATGTCAAATAAAACGAATAACCCTTTGGCACGGTGTAAATCGACATTTGCGTTTGACCGACACCTGCGTTGATTTGGGCGTAAAGAACGGTTGCAATTTTACCAGTAATGTTCCCTGCGTTGATGCCATTCGTCACAAACATACCATTGATGCGGAAGAACGAATTGGTTGTCGTTGCCGTGCCTGAGCCGTTTAAAGTGACAGATTCAGACAGAAGATTATAACTTGAATCCAAACCATTGACCTGAACAGTCAAACCAGAATCGGTCGCGCCAGATGCGCTGAGAAGAACAATAACACCCGCAGAAGATGGGTATGTGTAATTACCGCCTGATTGAGTCAAACCTTCCCATAATGGGCCAAGAGCAGTTCCGCCAATTTGTGTGCTATAGCCAAAAATTTCTACAGGCTGGTGATTTGTGATTTGACCACGCGAAACCTGTAATTCAAACGGCTCATGCTTGCCATTCTTGGTAATTGAGTCCCAGACAACGCCAGTTTGAGAAATAGTCATAATTACTTACCTTTTTTTGCGCCTGAAGGGGAAACAGGCCACGACCTTCTTGTCGGACTTGTTTTTTCCTTAGACATTGTTTGTTTTTCGGACTTGGACATAGAAGATGCCGCATGAGCGGGCCTACAAGCAGGATATGGACGACTGGATTTTTCACTACCCGATCGACCGCATGCCTCACCTGTCTTTATGTCTTTCCAGTCCTCGTGAAACCATTTACCCAAACCGCCGCCAGAATCTTTTTTGACGCGATTATCGTCACCGGACCAGTGGCCACCGTGTTCTTTATACCACTTTGACGCAAAAGCATTAGCATAAGCCGATGGATACACATCAAATTTGGCACGGGCAGCGGCCTTTGCTCGACCCCATAGACCAGCGTTTTGCGCTTTAGCAGACATTATTTTCGCACCAACAACAAAGCAACAATCACAAGAGAAAGAACAATTTGTGCAATTTCACCAAATGATAAACCGACAACCATGTTAGCAACCCCACTTGCGAAGAGACTTGTTAATCCGACTATCAGGATCTGCCGCTTTAGCCGAACCAGTCATTTTACGTTTCATGCCAGTCATTCTAGCACAAAAGTTATCATGACGGGGATTATCTTTATCCTTAGTCGGTGCTTTTAAGTGATGACCTTCGGCACGGGCCGATTGACGACCACGTTCGTTAAGTCCACCGGATGGTGATTTGCCTTCAGAGCGTGTCCAAGCAGCAGTCATTTTAAACTCCGAAAAGGGAAGAAGGGGGCTTTCGCCCCCAACTTATTAATCGTGTTCTGGCTCGTACGAGTGATGAGCCTTTGGCTCTTTACCCGGATTTGCCGAGGACAATGGGTTCATATCCGATGCACGACCGCCTGCCTTACGTGGCTTACGATCGCCGCGGTGATGAGCCATTTTACCCATAGCCATACCAACGTGGTGCTTTGCCTTACCGCCATGCTTACGCTTTTTTGCTTCCACTTCAACGTGGGAACCTTTGCCTGCGTAAACTTCTTCTGGCGACGAATCGTCAGCGAAGTGGCCTTCCATGTCCGACTCCACGTCATGATGCATGACATGGCCACCCTTGGCGTGAGCCGCACGAGGGTGTTTGTGATGCACTTCATGCCCATAGTGATGGGCTTTTCCACCGTGCATATGGTGATGTGCCTTGTGACCCTTCATGGTTCACTCCTTAGAAGTTGTAGTACTGGGTTAAGCCAAACAAGCCGGTCGCTGACTGGACATTGTAAGCCTGTGGGATCTGACGGAACACGTATTTGTTCGTGCCAGTGGAAGGCGTTAGATTGACACCCGACGCATTCGCGAGATCAATCGTGCCGCGGACATCGCCCGTTGTTGCGGACGGTGTAGTACGATCAGCAGGTAAGAACCCGTTTGCAGCAAATGCCGTGTTGGCACCCACGGTAACCTGCGAGGCACCAGAGTTAACAACGATTTCTGCAGCAGTGTCCGAACGAACAGGAAGACCAACAATTGCGGTTGTACCAACGGAATAGGCATGGGTAGCATCGGCAGCGTTAAGAACAACGCTCTTGATGTACTTAAATGCTTTCTTTCCGTTAACGGCGTTACCTGCCGAAATCGTAATGTTTTCCGACATTGGATATCCGTAGACATCGTAGCCGTTAACAGTTGCGGTCGTAGCAGTAGCGCTTGCTGCAGCAGTAACGCTTACAGCGCGGCTAACCATGGCCATTGGGTTCCAAAGCCAAATAGATGGCGATTGGATGTTCGTCGGAATAGCGCACTGTTGCACGTTTGGATAAGCCAAAGTGACCGTACCAGACGTGAAAGTTACGTTCTGACTAAGCTGATAAGTACCAGTTTGTCCGTTACCAACCGTTGATGAAGTTCCCGTTGTCGTAATCTGAGAACCGATATAGACGCCAGAAGATGCACCAAGGGTTCCGCCCGTTACCGACGTAGATGACGAGAGAAGAACCATACCCGGACCGATTGGCATGCCACTGTTTGCCGTAACCGTCAGAACGCCGTTCGTTGCCGAAGCGGTAACTGAAGCATAAGCATCAAGTGCAAGAACCGTATCCGTAACGCCTGTATCCGAACGCGTAAACGTGGACGAATAATAGACGCCAGTGGTCGCGGAGTTAGTCGAAACGAGCGTAAGAGTTGCACTCGTTGCGTTTGCAGAAGCCACAATGGCTGCCGCTGCGTTGGTGTATGGAACGCCAGTGAACGAAACAATGTCACTGAAGCCATACCATCCAAAATCCTGCGCTGCCTGCGACTCACCCGGAAGGTAAGTAAATGGTTGGCGCGGATCAAGGATGCCGCCCCCCGCATAAAACAGCGAGGAGCCTAGATCTGGATTGTAATCCGAAGGTTGCGTTGGGTTCTGCCCAAATACAATCAACGGACCGGAGAATGCGGTATCAGCCATGGTGCCTTCTCCTTACGAGGTTGGGAATGAACCGTAAATCGAACGCCAGTTATAGTAACCGAACGAGTAACGCTCATAGCCCTTGACGAGCAAGTTGTCAGTGACGAAATCGACTTGCATGTCTGTTTCGAACTTAATGCGTTCCATATAGGCAAGACCATCAATGTTCGTGAGCAAGAACCATGCATAAGACGAGGTCAAGAAGTCGTTGACCATATAGCCTTCTGGCAAGCCGCCTGCAGTGGTCATGATCGCGTTGACATCGTTATCTGCAGTACCCGGACGCAATTCAGTCTTGAGAAGACGGATCGCAACTGGTTCTAACTGCGGAGGAACAATGAGTTTGCGGCCACGAGCGAAGACCTTCAAGTTAGCCTGATCGCGGAAGTTCGTGCGGATCGCAATCATTGCGTTCAACAAGGTGGCTTCGTTGAGGTCAACTTGGGTCGTTGGCGTATTGGCTACCGTGTTGCCGTCGATCGGATGCGAAGTGGAGCAAAGTGCAACACCGTCACCGCCAACTGCAGCATTATAGGTCTGTGCCGTGTTCAAGATGTTCGCGCCGTAGATTTCCTTGGTCTGCTGGAAAGATTCAATCAGGCCGAGGTTCGAAGGCGTAAACTGGGTCTTGTAGAGGTTGTCGTCGATAGCTTTACGGGTGATTGCGTAGCCGAGTGCAATTTCCGTATGCTCTTGGTTAAACACAAAACGTTCACCAGCGCCCGAATCAAATGCAGTCTGACCACCTTCGGTCTTTAACTGGGCCAAACCGAGGTAACGCATTTCAGCGGTACGTTCGAGGGCCATCTTTGATTCATGCTTCGTGAAAATCTTGTCGTACTGAGATGGGATCATCTCGTACTTGCCTTCTACGCCACGGAGACCGGGAAGGAGAAGGTCACGGATCTGTGAGAGATTAACAGCCATGGAAGTCTACTCCTTACGAGATACCAGTGACAGCAGAGTTCGAACGCCAGACTTCGTTATTGAAGCCAACGATCAAGTTGCAGTACTGAGTGGTTTGATCTCCACCGTTTCCGAGGGAAACAGCATAATCGACAACGATGAAGGGCGAGGTATTTGTGGTGGCCGTAGCGTTTACATAAGCCGTTGAACGGCCGCTAAGGTTGTTACCACCGTTGGCGTTACCAGACGTTGCACCCGTTGAAGAGTAAGCAAACGTGACAAGCTGACCTTGGATACCAGAAGTCTGCGAGGTAGCCGTACCCGTTACAGGGAAGCCAGAACCCGAAGTCTGGACAACAAAACGTGCGTTAGGATCGTCAATGACATATGCCTCAACGTCGCCCGTTGCACCCGAACCCGGCCAATAGTTTGACCAGACAACGCGGTTGAGCGATGTGGAGAGATAACGGCAACCAACGAAGATACCAGCAAGCTGAACCGTACCACCTGCAGTTGCCTGCGTGATGTAGCCGTTAGCGGTTGAGGTTACAGGCTGTACTGGGTCACCAGTGAAAATGGCGGTTGTATTACCAGCGGCAATACGACGAGCGGATTGTGCGAACGTTGGAGCTCCGCCTGCACCACCCTGATATTGTAAAAATCCGTAGGGCGCAAAAGTGTTCGCCATGACGGGTTCTCCTTTCAGAGAGTTCCAATCATCGCGCGCCGGGGCGATTTAGAAACAGGTTAAAGATCAACCCTTCCACGCCGGGGGAAGAGGAAACATATTATTACAGAAAAAAAACCAAAAGAAAAGGGGGCCGAAGCCCCCAAATCAATCTGGTATTGGCATAGGCTCATAACTGCTCTTAATCTTTGGAGCAATTTGAGCGTCTTCGCGGCTAATAAGACCGCCTTTACCCTTTGGATCCAATTGGCCTTGCTTGATTTGGACCTGTTGACGGGCATTAAGATAGTCGCGGTGTTTGCGTTCTTCGGTAATTTCCAGAGGACGTTCGCACAGGACCATGCCTTCGCGTTCGATAGACCCCACATAGCCCTTGGGCATCATTTCAGGGTGTCTAAATGATTCGACAGGCTCCCAACCGCCAATAGTGATTCGGTTGTAGTGCGAGGGGTCTTCCCATCCCATAACCGACTTCATTTTCCACTCATAAGACCATCCATCCGGTGGGGTAGGGGTAGCAAATTTGTCTACGCCTTCGTCTAGATTGGCATTGTTATGCCCACGAAGTTCTGCCGCACGTCTTGCCGCCCGTTCACGGGGACTTTCTGATGCAACATCAGTACCTTCGCTTGTTTCTGGACGAGCCGTTGGCCGAATAGGGGGCCGTTCTTTTTTTTCTTCAGCGATATTTCTCATGGTTGTTCCTAACCTGCTATTTTACCTTCACGGAGAAGGGCTTGTTTTGATAATGCGTATTCACGATCGGTCATGCCAAGGTCTCGGGCGGTTTCCCGCTCAATTGCTGTAAGCCTGACAACGTTGGAATTAGGGTTTGTGCTTCCAGAACTTCCAGAACGAGACACTGGGGCCGCTGGAGGTGCAGAACGCCGTTGGGTAGGGGAAGAAGCCTCGGACATGGCGTTTTGTTCCGGTTCACGTAAACGGGCTGGCTGTATATCCAACTTGCGTTCAACATATTGGAAGTATTCAGGCGTATCAGCTTTGATACCGCGGCGTACGGCCGAGTTATGGGCATCAATCATATCCGCTTTAAGCGTTTCGTCCTTGGCATATTCAGGATGCGCCCTAATCCACTCCGCTGATTCGCGGGTTAACTGTGATGCAAATGCTTCTACGGGATCAGAAGGTGTATAAGCAGGACGAACAGGTATTCTTGCTGCTTGTTCTGCCTGTATTTTGCCCCTTACAAGGTCACGAAGATCCAACTCCGCCTTTGTCATCGTTAATTGAATGTCGGCAGCGGCATCATAATCACCAACAGACAAAGCATCACGAAGATTTTGCTTTAAAATGTCCGTATTTCGCTTAACCGTATCAATTGCACTGTCAATTAAACGTAAATTGGTGTCATTAACATCGTTTTGAGCAACAGCAAACCGTTCCGTTGCTTCATTGGCACGACGTTCAGCAATTTCACGAGCCTTGCGTTCTTCTTCAAGACGAGTTTTTAGTTCGTTTATACCATCTTCTACGGTTAATTCGTTTTTAGGACCGTTAAATGGTTCTTTTTCTGGCTCTTTTACCTCTACAACAATGATGTCGTCTTGTTTTTTCTCATTCTCAAGAGGTTCTAAATCCAGTTGGAGTTCTGGTTCATCATCTTTATTCATGGTCAATCCTTACCAAACATAATCCGGCGACTGAATACGCGCACGAATTGTATAATCTTCCAAAATACGGCACGGAGCACCGTTTACTGCTAACGCCCAACCATCGGATGGACGGAAAACAACCCAATCGCCTTCTTTGATAGATACATCCTTAAACCATTCGCCTTTTTCATCTTTAAAAGCGACAGGACCAACCTTTAATACCAAGCCAACTTTGCCTTGATACTTGTCTTCATCAACGGTTTTGTCGGTGAGAATGATGCCGGATTTGGTTTTGGTTGGACGGATATAGATACCAACAAGGATTTGGTTGTTAAAAAGTTGAAAGTCTTTGAGATCACCAATTGCTTCTTTAATTTCAACTGATGGGTCTACTGTGTGTTCCATCTTCATAGGAGGCATTTATTTATTCCTTAACGCATTTTGCTTAAAATGTTGTTGGCTTCGTCCATAAATTCAAGGGCTAGGGCTAAACCCTGCACCATGCCAACTGCTTTTTTATACTCGTCGTATGAATTAGCAGAACCACCCGCAAGGTTGTCCCGTGCCGTTTGATAGGCTTCAGATATTAGTTTTTTCAGTTCTTTTTCAAACTGGTCTTTACTCGTTAACATTCCAGACCCCTCTGGTTAGTACCCCTCTTGAATGGCTGGACCGGACGCCAGAGGGGTTAAAAGCGCCCGGCCCTCCTCTCATCGGATGGGAGACACACCCGAGAAAAGTATTATTTAACGAGATTCATAGTAGGCCCTTCGTTCACTATCCGACATCATGTCCAAAGTATTTTTTTGTGTCCTTGGCATAGGACTATATTTTGGTGGAGTATAATTGTCATATCGACGTTGCCAACCAGCGTGTTCTTCCGTTCCGGGCGGATGCGGATTTGGTGTTTTTTGAGATGTACCCATATCCCTTGCAGCGGCAATTTGAGGATAATCTCGAATCATTTTATCATGCTGTTCATAAAATTCTTTTAAACGACCACCAGAATTACGACCTCTTGGTGTTTCGAGACCGTAGGCTTCTATTTTTTCCAATCGAGCATTGGCACCACCTGAACCCGTATCAATTGGATAGGCGCGGCCACCTGTCTTGCGGCCCATAGGCAAAGGCATTTGAGGCATAGCCGGACGAGAACCGCCCATCTGTGGCATCTGAGAACCGCCCATAAAAGGCGCTCCCGGCTGCATACCGCCTATTGGACGAGGCATTTGGGGCATGCTACCTTGTTGTGGATATCCCGACATACCACCTATTGGACGAGGCATTTGGGGCATCTGAGGCATTCCGCCTTGTTGTGGATATCCTGACATACCGCCAATTGGACGAGGCATTTGGGGCATTCCGCCCATAGTCTGCGAACCACCTGCAAAATTTCCGCCAAACGCTTTAGCAATACGCCCACCCTTTTTAAATGCGCCGGGCATTCCGCCTTGCGGAGGCATACCCTGTGGAGGCATACCTTGTGGAGGCATACCCTGTGGCATTGGTGGTTGTTGTTGAGGAATACGAGGCGACGCAGAAGCATTAGGAAGCGGAGCACCACCCATCATGCCAGTAGGCTGCTGACCTTTACCTGCAGCAATAATGATGTTGACGTTGGTTTTACCCTTGGTTTTTCCGCCCGCTGCATGAGCCATACGGCCACCCGGAACTACACCCGGTACTTTTTCCTTAGAATTACCGTCAAACACACCACCGCCGGAATACTTGCCCATGCGGCCACCCATGCACTTTTTGCAAGAGCAATCCTCATGATGCATCGCTTTTCCACCATCGGCGCGGCGGCTAAATGGCTTGTCAAAGTAATTTAAGTCGGGACCAGACATATCACCACGAGCCATAGCGGCTTCGCGTCTCGGATCCATTTTACCTTGGGCCTGCAACCGACGTTGGGCGGCTAATTGTTGTCCAGCCCGTGTTCCTGCATCCTCTGCCTTTTTAATCAACTCTTGCAAAGGAGTTAATTTTGTTGGGCCGCCATCTGCCTTAAACGCTTTAGGCTTAAGGATCTTGTGCATCAATTCTTTATCCTGTGCCTCGTCTGAATGGCTTGCTTTACCACCATGCTTGCGGCCAGTTTTTTGTTTTGTTTCTTTTGAGAACGCCAAGAAGTCAGGTTGTTTACCACCACGCTTCATCAATTCCGTCATGGTTTTGATGTCGGCTTTTGTACCCATTAATTTGTTCATGCCGGGTTCAGAAGCCATGTGCTCGCCATGCTCGCCATATTCTGACGGGTGATACATGCCCTGTGGATACATTGACTTGCGTACGTTCTTCATCATGGCTTTTTGAACTTCGCCACCCGACGCGTGATGCATGCCACGTAAAGTTTCAGCAAGATGTGCCTTCTTGGCAAGTTTGCCACCCTTTTCTTCGGCTGCATGCAGCTTTTTCATAGGGATTTTCTTGCCTTCAGGAACCTTTAACGCCTTATGGAGCGAGCCGGGATGCTTAATAGCGTCCTGTATCCACTTGACCTTGTGGCCATCGGTTTTACCGCCGTGTTTACGGGCCATAGGATAATCAGGAGACTGCCGTGGGTTACGTGAAAGCATTTCAGTAATTTGAGCAGCACCCTCGCTATAATCTGGGCCAGTATAGTAACGATCTACTGACACATTAGGATTATAGTCTTGTTCAATACCCGTTGGTTTGAATGGCTTTGGCGCTTCCTTTTTTTCAATTGGCAAATATGAAAGGTCCGTACCGCCTTTGGCTTTATGAGCACGGCCACCCTTTTTCATCATGCCAGCGGCTTTGCCCATCATCTCGTTTTGTTGACCCACTGGGTTCATGCCAATAGGACCGCCACCTAGTTTTTGTGCCTTGCCACCCTTTTTAAACGCACCTTCGTGCTTTACGCCTTCGCGCATATCATTAGCCATCCGCACGTCACGGTTAATCAAATCATCAACCCATGGTGCCTTGTGCTCTGCCTTACCACCGCTCTTACGAGGTTTACGATCGGCACGGAACTCTGCCTTTTTGCCTTCTGCTTTCCCAACGACCTTGCCGCCCTTCTTATAAAGACGCTTTACAAGGGGACGAGCGCCCGTTTTCTTGTCAGCTTCTAACAGGGGGGCGGGTGACCATGAAGACGAATCAACCTTTTCGCTAGGATCCGCGGATGTGAGGCGCTTGGCTTTAGCCCTCATTGCATTCCGCGCAGTTTTGGCGGCTTCAGACATATGATTCTCCAAGGAGTTAGTAGCGGCGTCCCGCTTTTGCTGCCATGAGGGGAAAGTCTAATGCTGGCAACGGAGCACTGACTCTATTGAGCGCCTGCTCAACAATTGCGGTATTATGCAGGGAACGACGTGATTTTGCAACGCCACCCTTCTTGAACGGCTCATCTACCAATTGGTAAGTGCCGTCAGGCATCAATTTTCTAACCTTACGGGTTTGGTTTAATCCTTGACGCTGATTTGCAAGACCCGATTGAATGCCAAGAAGATCATATTGCGCTTTAGTATAAGCGTCGGACGGGCTAATTCCTTGATCAGTATAAGTTTTGGCTTTGTTGGAAACCCATGATGCGCTATCTAAACCAAATGGTTTCAATATGTTATCCAGTAAATTGCCTTCTCCGTATCCTGCAGGATTGACAGGCGGTAGCGGAACGTTTCCGGGCGCTGGCATAGGCTGTGGCGTTGACCCCAGTATAGCCTGATCGGGCCTTGGCGTAGGGAGTGGAGCGTTTAAAATAGACTGGTCTGGACGCGGCGTTGGCAATGGAACATTAAGTGTCGGATTTACGACAGGCTGCGTTGGTGTTCCCGGTGTAGGTATTGGTTCAGGTTCGGGAGGTTGAATTGCAGCAAGAAGTGATTCGTCCGGTGTGCCAGTAGCAGAACGTAATTCAGGGGGCGTGGGTTGGCCAGCGGCTAGAATGGATTCCAGCGGCGTACCCGTAGCAGAACGTGGCAATTCAAAAGATTCGCTTGCCAATGGTGGGATATTAAACGTTGTTCCTGCACCCGTTGGTGTTGCAAACGCAGTGTTCATTTGTTCTGCAGCAGCTTCAGCGGCGTTTGCCTTAGCCGTATCTTCAGTAGTACCAGTTCCACGGGTTAACCCCGTTGGGGCTACATCCGCCTTTCCACTACCAAGCACCGCATTTAATGTTTCATTTTGTCCTACAAACGACCTTGCAAGCTGCGGCGGGTTATCTTTAGCTTCTGCGGGGGACACAAAAAAATTACCAATTGCATTTGCAACTTCACCCGCTTGATCCATAAACGAGTTGCCGCCTTTATTTTCGTTTTCGCTTGGGGCTGGCGCGTCAGATTCGGCACGTTCGGTTTCTCCTCGGCTAACAGCATTTAATGTTTCGTGTTCTCCCGCTTCACCACCGTCGTCAAAATGAGTACGGCCACCTGCTGCAAAGTTATTACGCTCTTCAATAGTAAAATCATTTAACCGATGGCGTATGGTGCGTTGCACATGATCATCCTGATCAACAACAGGTTTATGCCAATGAATAGTTCCCATCTTGGGAAGTTCATTTGCTTCCTCGGACACCTTGGATGATATAACGCCTACGTCCTCTGGGTCTTTCTCAGGGTGCAGTAAAGCGTGTGGCTGTACGGGTTCATCGCCCATACCAATATCGTCTTCATGCCAAATGGACCCCTCAACTTTACCACCCTTCTTGTACGCTACACGCCCACCTTTTTTAAACCCGTATTTGGATTGGTTTTTTATTCCCATTAAAACACTTTCAAGCCATGGCTCATCAATGTTTTGCAGCAACTTCTGCTCTTCTGTCATCTTCTTAAACCCAGAACGAGCGTTAGGATTTTCAGAATATGGATGCAAAACGCCCGGCTTATGCGGCTCTTCGGCAAATTGTTTTACTGCTTCCGGTAAAGCATAGTGGCGCTGAACCAATGGTATGTCTGCCACATAACGGCCGCTTGTTATTTCTGGATATGTATTGTGTTCAAACGCGGATGCCTCGATGCTCTGTGGCGTAAGTTCAACCACTCGATGACCAATCATATTACCGCCAGTTTTAAGCAGTTCTGGATCCGTCAATGCTACTCTGGTCATACCAACATGAGGGAACCCTGCCTTGTGATATCCAGACTTATCCATGTGTTTAACAATAAGACTGCGTGTAGTACCCGGTAATGTCTTTAAAAAGTTTCGTGCAGCCCATGGATCATCAAGGCCCGGCCACTCTTTCATTTTTTCAACAGCCTTATCGCGTTTAGCAGGCTCTTCAAACAAACCAGCACGAAGTTCTTTATCAAACTTTTTAACCATTTCTGGTTCTGGTTTTTGTTTAGCCAATTGCGACATAAGCGCGTCGGACATTTGGAACGATGAATCAACCGACTTTGGACCCATGGGAGAATACACTCCGTATACTGGTCCTTTTCTTTGCAAATCTTCAATTAATCTTTTGTTTCTCGTCGTCTGTCCCGCGGCATTAGCCCACACCGCACCCTTATTGGGTTCAAGCATGTA